TAACTTTGTACGTTTGCTCTCTGCTGCCAAACTTTACTGTTATTTTTACGTCGACAAGCTTTAACTTATCGGCACTAACTTTCTTTAATCCGTCTAATCTTAATATTTTTCCTTGTTCAAAACCGTTTGTTGTACTGTCATATACGCGGACAGTTGTGTCTTTTGTATATTCGAATTTTAAAACATCACCAGCAACTTCTGATGCTTCGAGCTTGTCTCCTCTGCCATAGAAGTTGCCCATTTTCCACAACGACCGACTAGGATTTTGTCCACTTGCTTGCAACTCGTTTATGACAGCATTTTGAGTTCGCATTAATTGACCAAGTTCGACAACGGCTTCAGCAATGTGCACTTCGTAGGCATTAACACCAAACCCATATTTAAATTGGTAATTATTAATGTCAGCAGTCATTACAGCATTAGTAAGCGCTGCCACCATTTCTTCTTCATGTGTCGTATTAAGCCAAACTCCACCATCTCTCTCGGTAATCATGCCTTTTTCGGAGCCATATCCAAGGTGCTTCATTTCGAGGCTTGGGAATCTTGATTTTAAAATATCGTGATAGATGGCTCTTGGCAGAGACTGAAGTAATGCGTGATGTAACTCATGAAGTTTTACTTCAAGTAAAGCTGTTGATTCAACTGCAAGAACTTGTCCTGCGTTCGCAACGGTGCCATCCATCAACACTCTTACAGCACGATCAACGTGTCCATATTGCGCTCCGGGTCGATACAGTTCTGCTGCCCCAGCAGTAAGTTGAGTAAACGACCCTAAATGTTGTTCATAATAAACTTGTTTTAGATCAGCCAATAATTGCTTATTGGATTCAGTGTTATTGAATATAGTAATTTCTCTAAAATCTTTTTTCCACGTATCCCATTCTTTAAAGTCTTGAACAATTGGTATTGTGTATTCTGTACCGTTTACTTTGATTTTTCCGTTGTTGTTAATTGCTTCGTTTGCAAGTTTTGTAATCATTGCGGAATCAAGTTTGATTCCTGTATTTTTTAGTTCTTTAACAACGGCTTTTTGTATAAATGAGGAATAAGCACCTGCTTTTTCGGCATCTGTCATTCGTGCCATCAAACGTTTATTGAGGTTGACTCCTTCCATGCGGGCAACAGTCATTGCCCAACCAGTAGCCCAACCATCAACATATCTAGCTAACGCTTTTGCTTCCTGCTCAGTACTGTTCCATCGTTGTTGCAAAACACGTACAACATCTTGTTCGTTACTTACACCTTCTGCTTGCGCTGTAGCAATCAATCGACCGCCATCTTTGCCAACAAAGCTCATGGATAAATCAAACACACGTGGTCGGGATTGAACTGGTGAATACGCTTGTATGATTGACTTAATTTCTTCTTGAGTAACACTTGCTGATGTGCGAAGTTCTTCTCCTTCAGTCTTTCGATACCACTCATGACCCGCTTCACGTTCACCTGTGGCTTCACCTTCAGTTGACTGTGTACGTTGCGGTAGATTTTCTTCGGGTTCTAAATCCTTAGATGCAAACTTATCTCCAAAGCTACGCTTAGCATCTCTAGGAGTCTTAGCTCCCATCTCCAACTTTTCTACAGCAGAATCAAAATTAGCACCACGGGCAATATCTTTATCAAATGCATCCGCACTAGGAGCAACAATGATTCCGTCTTCTTCTAGTTCACTGTACGCTCGATCTAGGATGTCACGCCTGACACCTTGCTTAATTCCTGTGTCCTTAAACTCTTTGATTTGCGTAAGAGTTTGCGGTGCAAAGTCTTGAGACTCAATTTCTTGTTGTGTAACAGTTGCTTTTGTAGCGTTAGTCTTTTCTTTTAAGTACCTAATAATTTGCGACTTGACGTAATTAACCTCACTGTCGCCACGAGCCGTTACTTTTGGAGGCTCGATGTCATCAGTACCAGAATCTGGGCCTTCGCCTTCATCTGTTCCAGACCCAGGACCTTCGCCTTCACCCTCGACTTTTCCATCTCCTGGACCTTCGCCTTCGCCTTCGCCTTCGCCAGATCCATCGCCGGGGCCTTCTTCGTCTTCAGGCCCAGTAGGACCTTCTTCGTCTGTGGTGTCGGTTTTTGTGTCTTCTACGGCAGTAGTCTTTTTCAAAGACTCTTTAATCTTGACGGCTTCCGATACATCTACCGCATCGGCATAACTCATGACGTACGGTTCGTAGACACGGCTGTCTACATCGTAGACAAGCATGCCAACCATTCGACGACCCTCGACAGTCTGGTCGACGTGGCTCAATAGGACTACGCGGTCGCCACTGTATCGATCTGCAAACACAGTGCCGCGTTCTACTTGCTGTAGTTCCCCTATGCGCTCTGTGGCTCCCGTATACGTAGCTTCTAACGCATCGACGTCATAACTATCTTTCCAGCCTTCCTCGTCGCCATTCTTGACCTTTTGCTGGTCGTCTGGACTAATACGCCAATCAGACTCAGCAAAGCGCACAGCGTCGCCTGGGATGTTATCGATGCGATATGACTTACGATATGCTTGCTCCGGCCAACTTGATTGCCTAACAGTCGTAATCGGTTTGTCTGCGCCATCACGAAGCGAACTAATAGGAACGCGGTAATAGTTACCACTAAACGTCTTGACACCAACGCTGTCATTGCGCGTGTCGACATCTGATACTGCACGGACTGGTACATCAACTCCGTCTTTACGAAGCTTGTAGATACCGGGCTTCCAGTTACCGGACTTGTCTTTAACTGGTACGCCACGCAAGTCGTTTTCAGTATTGTATGTACGACGCTCGCGCCCAGGTACATCTTCTGTAACCGCTGCTGGGTCGTACTTATATGGCGTTTGCTCAGGAGTTGACCTATCAATAAACGTAGTTGTCCCAAAGAACTGACTAGCTTGGTCTTTAAGTTGCTGTGGTAGTTCAGTCCAACCATATGAGCGGACTTCGGTTGTGCCGTCAGCATTGCGATGAAGCACGTTAAAGTCGTTGTCAGCATTCATACTGACTAGTTTTTGTGCTCCTTCAGATGTAGGCGTAAACGCTACGTCTTTATTAGCATTACGACCAAAACTAGCATTGAACTTCTGTACAACTTCAAATGATTCTTTACGAGTTGGGAATACTCCAACTTCTGTCCCACTGCGTTCTTCGACAGTGATTGGCACTCCGCCTTCAATAGTCTCAAACCGTGGGAAACTTCCGCCAGCTGCAACACCTGTAGTTTGCAATCCGCCCTGTGGAGTAGGTGGTTGAGTACCCTGTTGGCGTTTGTTACGAACGTCTTGTACTTGTTGAGCAAGATCATTAACGTTAAATTCTGGGCGCGGAGACGTATCAATATGCCCCATGCGACTTAAAGATGAACCCAGTCTAGTTGTCCCACCAAGAAGGGCAGCCATGCCCATGTCTGCCAGTTTTTCAAACTGCGTCTTATAACCAAATGGTTTTAACTGTTCAGCATCAGTTGGTGTGTAGCCAAGAGCATCAGTAGCGTCTTTAACTGCTTGCTGATTTCCCGCATCTACACCTTGCCCTGCTTGCAATACAAAGTACCCACGAGTACCTAAGTCTTTCACCGACGCCATCATGTATGGATTGCGTGCAACTGACCCGTAATCAGTAAATACTTGTGGCAACAACTTACGAAGTGGAGCGCCAGCAAGTTTAATTGTTGGCTTAAATAGTGACAGAGTTGCTGCGGTGCTTCCTAACTGACCACCCGGAGTTTGCTCTCCAAACATGCTTTGACCAACGCCACGTTCTTCTGGCGTAAGGTTCCCACTTGTCAGTCCCTGTTGTGCCTTTTCAGCTAATGATGAACCAATATGTCCACCTTGAATAGCGCCAGCAAGATGTCCAGCAAAACGTACGCCACCTGCAATAGCGCGCATCCATCCTGGTGATACAGCCGTAACTCCAGACGTCAATGCACCAGTAGCAATGTCACCAACTGCTCCACCAAGACCCATTGTGGGTACAGATGCGGCTACAGATGGGAATGTTTTTGCAAACGTATATCCAGATTCAGCACCTATTTGCTTAGCGTAATCCGTATCGCTTCCAGCGTTAAAGTATGCAAGTCTTGGGTCAAGACCACGTGCCTTAAGTTTACTTGCGGCAACATCAGCTGCACCGCCTCCAGCAAAACCACTAAGGTATGCGGGTACTTGTTCAAGAAGACCACGTCGTTGTATTTTTTGTTCAGCGGCTATGCCCTTAGCACCAGCCTCTTTAGTAGACTGCCTAGCTGACTGCGCTTCTTCTACTGTAGGGAAGAGTACACCTTCTGGGCCAAGTCTCTTTGGACTGGTTTTAATAATGCGCGCACTAACCTTGTTACGCGTTTGTTGTAACAAGGCTGTGTCTTGTGCATCTAGACCAGTAAGAGCGGAAAATTCTTTTGGTGAAGTTTTCGCACCTTCAAGTAATGCCCTATAAGCATTACTCATAATAAACTCTTCGGTCGCTATAGCTCGTATTTTTGCCCGTGATGATTTGGCATCTGGCGTCAAACCAAGTTGCTTAACGAGATCTTTGAGTTGTTGGTTTTCCATACTTACCTTATTTTCGACCGGCGAATGGGTCTACCGTCCCTGGACCGGCTGTCTTACCTTTTTTAGTTGGCTTAGGTGGAGCTAAACCGGCATCTAATGCTTGTTGAATTTCTTCCGCCGTCATTCTAGGATTATGTTTTTTCCATGCTGCAACTGTTTCTCTTTCTCTAGCAGCTTGTCCTGAAAATTCTTTTCGCGTTGCAGCTTCCCATTCACGTGCGGTGTCAAGTTTTCCATTTTCTGTCGTCAATTGAGCACGTAGTGTTCCAGCTCGCCTAACCAGTCGACCCATATTAATTTGTTCGTTTACTGCCATCTTTTGTTCGGCTGTAAGTTCATTAAATTCGTTCGGACTAAGTTCTTGTCCACCTTGCACCTTTGCCAGAATAGATTCATCAACTGAGCCTAATGACGTATGATTTAACCACTGAGATGCTTGGGCCCTACCTATTTCAGCAGTAACGCTTTTAAGTTCAGTGTCAATTGTTTTGACGTTTAAGTCTTGATGTTTAGTGAGCGACTGCACCAACGCAATGTCGTCTCGTACTAACTTTTTGCTTTCGATAAAACGTTTGAATTTATCTTGGTCGATGTCAAAGTTTAATCTAGATCTAGATATACCGAGTTGTTGCCATCCACGCTGTGATTCATCCGAGAATTTAGCGGCGTCAAATCTTTGCCTCCACTTATCGTTAGATATACCTTCTTGTATCTGATTTTCTCTAGCGAGTGCCAGCCTATAGTTAGGTTGGCGCATCAGAATTTCTGTCTGCGTCTTTTCTTTAGTATAATCAGCAGACGCCAACGAAGCGATTGCTGAAGCCTTTGGCGCAATGGTGTACTTCCCAGTGACAGGTACAGTTTTCTGCGTTGTTGGCACAAACTCTAATGACGAACCAGCACCTGTAGCCATCTTTGCTGCGGTTCGATGAAGCGTTGGCGCAATCTGTGGACTAGCCATTTGCAACGTAAACCGTAAATCTTCTTGGTTACGAAACGGGTCAAAGTTAGGGTTGTACTGCCGCTGAGACTCTATAAACTGTTGTAATCCCGCTTCTTCTTGATTCTGTGGACTGCCAGACATTACCCGCATAGCAAAGTTACGCCGAAATTCTTTATCTGGGTCTGTGAATTGTGCTTGATTTAATTTAGGTTCAAACATTGGCGCAATATTAAATTGGCCTTGCAATGGATTAAATCGTTGTGCACTAGGCTGTAAAGCAGGGTTGTCTTCGGTAAACGGTTTATACCTAGAATTTTGATAGGCATCTTTTTGTTCTTGTGTGGCAAACATGCCAGGCGCATCTGTACCAAACATCCCCAGTAGATTTTGCTGAGGTACTGTTCTTCGAGCAACACCTCCTTCAATATTTGTGCCTAGAAATGGATTTGTTGCATCGTTAAATACAGGCTCTGGTCGATTGCCAAGAGATTCCGGCTTTCCTTCCACATCAAGCGTTTTATAACCTGTAGTTACATCATCTCCTGGTAAGTACGGAATCTCAGCCTTTGCATTATCTTCACCATATAGGTCAGCAAACCTGTCCCTTTCTGCTTGTATCATAGCTCGTTGCTGTGAAATAGGCAGGTTTGGCGAATTTGAAATAGCTTCAATTTTTTGTCGGAGTGCGGCTTTATCTGCTGTTGAAACAGCTGGCGCATATTTACTGTAGACATCTTTTGGCGCGCCATATGCCCCAGTCTTTGGGTCAAATGTGACTCCAGACATGCCATGCATGCCCCCTAAAAATAGGTCTGGGTCGGTGTCGTCAGTGTATCCAAGTTGTGGTCCATATGTACCTAAAGCACTTTTGACTAACTGCCTGTGATACGGAAGCTTACCTAAACCTTCATCAATAACCCGTTTACGACCAGCCATAGTGGTCTCTTTATTGATGTTGTTATTCCATGTTTTCCAGTACTCTCGTACTGGGTCAAGTTGACGGTCAAAAATAAGCGATGGGCCAGTGTCCGTTTTTGCTTGTGGATTTTCGGCTATGGTTAACCGACGCCCAGCATACTCTTCCATTTTCTTCTGATGAGCCAATGTGGCTGCATCGCGTGCTGTTTCTCGAGTAAGTTGCGCTTGCTTCAATGCTCTATTTTGCTTGAGCTGACGCCCTTGCTGATAGCCTCCAAGCAATCCGGCTAATAGTCCTAAGCCTTCCATTAACCGAATCCTCCACCAGCAAGTGAGCCAATACCCTTGACTGCACCCATCATTGCTTGGTCAGAAGCCGCACGCCGTGCATCACTAGATGCTTGTAGTCGTCCTAGTACAGAACCCATATTCTGACGACCAGCATTTGCTACATTGTATGAGTTGCCTAGCATGCCCATGCCTTGGCCAAAGTCGCTAGAACCCCATTGAGCTCCTTGACCAAAAGCACTCATGCGTCGTTGCCGGTTTCCACCCATCAGCCCAGCAACTCCGCTTGCCATCCCGGGGTTGTATGCTGACCGCATAGCGTTTGCTGCACCTAAGTTGCCTCCCATGAGACCAAACCTAGATGAGATACCGCGTTGTCTTGCTGAATCTTGTGCTGCCAGTGATGCCATATCCATCTGCATGTTGGCAGGATTCATAGCCTCGTCCATATATCGATCTCGATACATGTTTTGATTATGCAATCCTTGTGTTTGTAAGCCTTGTCCCATTGAACCAAGCATGCCAGCGTAGGAGTCAGCTGCTCCCATTCCACTTCTGGCTAGTCCCTCTTGTTCAACTTCGTATCTAGATGGACCTTGCCTTCGCCCGAACATGGACATAAGTCCCATGCCCGCGCCAATGATTCCAGCGGCTCGTCCAGATGGACCAGCATTTTGCCACTGCTGACTTAAAAACCCTGATGGACCTCCAGGTTGTTGTTGCTGTCGTCCACCACTGTAATCATAAGATGGTGAACCCCAACCATCAACTTGGACAGGGGCAGTTTGTCCTCCACCGTACGATTGCAGTGGTCCAACTTGAAACGGATGTGTCTTTTCACTCATGACTATCTCCCTACCCAGCCAATGTAAGTTGCCCCATTGACTGCGGTGTAGTCTCTGGCGCCATATTGCGTTGTAATGGCGGCTGTGCCACCGTAAATTGTGCCTGAAACAGTAGCAATGTTGACCGCATTGCCAGTGACGTCCATCTTCTGGATTGTAACAGTTTTACCTTCAAACGTCCCAGGGTCAGGTAAAGTCACCGTTACGGCTGCACCAGTTGCATCTGCTAAAACAATCATTGGCGCAAAGTCTAAAGTTTGTGACACCGTGATTTCAATTGGTGTTACAAAGTTAGTCCCATAAGGATCCCATGTTGTAGACGCAGTAATAGGAGGATCATCTACGGTTTTACTTTGACCAATAGATTGACCATTGTCTGCCGCCGCTGCTTGACCGGCTGCTGGTGCTGGATAACTTGGCATTATGACCTCTGTATAGCACCATCATAGCAGTGTATGTGTGCCGCGTGTATATAGAACGTACCTGACGTGCTTCCTGATAGCCGTATCTGCAACGCCGCTGACTTGATTGCTCTGTTTAAATTACGTATTGCAATAGATCTGTTTGTTCCAGTTGCAAAGTTATACGTTGTTGTGCTGTTATTTAAGTACACTCCAAGATTTGTTTCAACCCTCCAAGTAATAGCCATGGCTGTAGTACTGGGGCTAGTGACTGCATCTAGGTTTTGTATGTGCAAGTCTAGTTGATATGCCCGGTTAAGTGCATGGTAAGCGACGCCTTCAGAATACGTTTGGCCATGTTGCCTCGTAAGTACCGACCAAGATATAGGAGCCGTACTTCCAACACTTAAATTGTCTGTTGTGCCTGTAAGTCTATACAACTGCCCTGTGGTACTACCCATTAGGACATACTGAATACTGTCACTGAATGACAACACACAACCAGATGTGTACGTCACATCGCTTACAGTCGTCCACTTAACCCATCCGTTTGTTCTGTAGTCAAATACATAAACTGTCTGATTTGCAGCTCCAGCACTGCTGGATGTACTGACTAGCATCAAACGTCTGTTTGCGTAAACCGTAAACGATTGTTGATAATACGCCTTCGATATGTTTGCGGGACCTCTCATACTAGGGTCTAGAGACAATAGTTTGCGTAACTCAGTTGACCTAGGTACGATTTGCCCTTGATTATATTGGTTTACACCATTGACGCCCAACCATATGATTTGACCATCAGCGTTAATGACAGAGTTTGGAGCAGCTATGCCTGCACCAGGAGTTGAAATCCACACCTGTGCAGTAAATGTTGTTGGGTCAAAACCAATCAAGGTGCTGAGGCTATTGTCTTTAAATATGTACAGCGTTGCAGATGCTGAGTTGCTTTGCTGAATTCCTGTAGCAAAAGAACCGACAAGTGCTTTAATTGTTTCTTTGTCGTAGAAACCACCTACAGTAAATGTAGCACCTTTCTTTTGCACGCCAGGCTCATTTAAGTCTGGAACAAGAGTCGTATAAAAACTATACTCCTGTCCTTGCTCCAACTCCCAACTTCCGTATAGCACATTGCCTTTACTGACAAATGTACGGTTTTGAAATACGGCAATTGAACTGGCACCTATAGGTAGGCTGTCGCGACCAATCTCCTGTATTTGCCCTTGCTTATATGGCTCGGGAATATAGAGTAAGTCTGAATCAGGAACAGTATCTGTCAGCGTAATTACGCCTGGAGCAGTAGCAGATGCGTTGTTATAGGTTGCAGTCCAGTTAAGACCTGTAACGGTCTGTGTGGTCGATGTAGACGGGTCATACGGTATCGATGCAATAAGCCTGAACCTACCGTCTGGGAACATGGTGTTACATCTTCTGTAAACCAATACATGACTGTATTGCGCCGGCGCTGTCCTTTGTATGGTAGCAAACGTTCCTGCTGCCGTACTTGTGTTAGGAGTTACTACTGTTCCTCCAGAAGTCAACGATACGGTGATTGCTGTTCCTGAATTTGTTAGTACGTAATACGTTGTTCCACCAGTCAGTGTGCCAAGCGTAGTAGTAAATACAATCGTGTCACCTACAGCAAATGGGGTCACTACACTGATGGCATTTACACTTGCTGTAACTGACGCATAGTAGTTAACTTTGCCATATGAAACGTAGTGCTCAATCCATATTGGACCGGTTACAGAAGTTACGTATCGTATCTTTCCGGATTGAGTTACTGGAATAGAGTAATAGTAATAACTTGTTCCAGATAGAGCAACCCAAGCCCCAGCGGCAATTGTACTGACTGTCACAGTTGTGCCATCTAGTGCGATATATGTAATAGCAGGAGCCGCATTAGATGAAATCAGCCTAATTTGATATTCAGCTGGAACCGCAGTCAATAGGTGTTGATCAACATTAGTTGAATCCGTAATGGCTACAACTTTACGTCGCTCCTTTGACATGTCAATGCTGTAGCCAACAGAACCAGTTGGCACAAGTGGATTAACAATGACGCTTGCTGATGTTAGTGCGGCGGTTGTAAATACTGTGTTGGATACGTCAGATATGTTAGTCTCATATCCATTGGCAGTTAAACCATCTGACAGCAATTGGTCTGGCCCAACTTTAGCAGTAAGGCTTTCTGGATACCATCTTGTAAATGCGTATTCATAAGCCATGTTTGGTGTAAGGCTAGTGCCTGTCTTGACCAAGTCTCCAATACCAAACGCCGGTTCAAGATTACTAAACGACGTTCCGTCTGACTTAAACACATCTTCAAGAAATTTGACGTAGACGTACTGTATTTTTTTCTTTTCACTGTTACCTAACCTAAACAGATTAAAAGAGATGTATTGATTTATTTTGTCCCACGCACCTATTGATGACCACGCCACAGTAGATGACCCATTTGCCTGTAACCCTAAAACAATGTTTGGGTATGAGCCAGTGTCTGTTACTGAACCTGTTTCAAAATCCCATTTAAAAGACAACGTATCAACTGTAGAAAAATCCATGTATGGAGTTGTTGTTGCGGCTATTATGCGTATTGCACGGTTCTTTACGTAGCTCGCATTACGCAATGCTAAGTTTGTGTTTTCTTGTTTGAACTTTATTGATACAAGTCCAGTTGCAGTTGTTGGGTTTTCGACAGATGTTGTTAATGCCGACACACTAGCCTGAAATCTAATGTTGTCAATAATAATGTCTTGATTTGCAAGCGTTGCAGTGCTTTCAAACCTCAATTTAATTTTGACAAGCACACTAGCAAATTCACGGAAGTCAACGACTACATTGTTTAAAAGCCAATCGCTTTCATTGAGTGAATAAGCCTGATTGAATTCCTTGCTGTACTGAGCACCAGTGATAATTCCTCCCGTACTATCTATCCCAGTTACGGTAACCATGTATCTAACACTGCCTTCAGTCTTTACAATGTTAGCGAAGGAATACCATTGAAGGTTGTATAAACCTATTGGTGTAGTTGAAGTTGCTGGCCCCCATTGCTCGTACGGTAAATTTTGTATAGATTGTTCTATGTATTCACCAGTGTTGTCCAGCACAAGATACTTCTTCGTCCCGCCAGGTGCACTTGAATAAGTTACACTGCCCGGTGCTTGCTTTACATTAGTTCCGTTTTTTTGTGCCCATGTAATATTTGCATTTACAGATGCATTACTTGACTGCCAATCCAAGTCAAATTGCGTATTACCACTACCACCTGTGTAACCATCAAAGTCACCACTTGGAATAATTGGTGATAGAGCAGGACTAGCAGATGCATTTTTAAGAAGATTGTCAGACCATGTTGATGGCCAGCCAGTCAGTGCAGTCTTTCCAAATGCAGCCTCAGCCGCAGTAAGATAGGCCTCATCAATATCTGTTTTTGCTGCTATGGTTTTAACTAGTACACCACCTAGGTTGATGGTGCACTTGACGTAGTTTTCTCCGTCAGTAGTAACCGGTTCAATTTGTGGAATGTACTCAACTGGGTTTATTCCATCGGTTCGGAACATGCATCCGCCACTTACCGGTGGCGAAGCATCAGTACCTGCACCTGGTACGCCGTAAACGTATTTTCCATGCTGTACTAACTTGACTTGACTTGCGTCTGCCCATGGACCGTAACCTAAGTGCGTGTTTGTATTGGTAACTGGGTCTGACACGGTATGCGCATAGATAGACTTACCACTGACAAAGATTGCTTTATTGTCTTGATTGTCTTTTGTACGGTATGAAATTAGTGCATAAATAGGGTCAGGTAATGACGATGTCAACTCTGCTTGCCAACCTGGACGAGGAGCCAATGAAGACCCATCAACATACAGGTTACTGACGTCTTGAATAAGCCCAACATCTAAGGCATTAGGTTGAAGGTCTGTTTGAATACCAACAAACCGTCTGTCTCCAAGGACGTATGATTGCGTCCCTGAACTTACTTGTCTTGTATTATCTGGCATCATTCACAACCTTTTTTACCCCAACCAGAGGTAAGGGTTTGATCACGCTTATTAGTCGATGATAACGTTGAATCGTTCTTGAATTGATACGTCAATGATGCATCGTTTGCAAATCCATTGACTAACGTTCCTTCGTCATTAAATGTATTTGTAAGCGTGCCATCTGGCATCCACGGAGGGCATTCACAATATAACTGATTGACAGCTACAACTGCACGCACAGACATATTGACAACAACAAACGTTGTTGCGCCACCGCCCTTGACACCGTACGCAGTTATGGCAACTTTACTACTTAGCTTTGTAGTAATTACTTTTGTAACTCTAGTACTGGTTGTAAATACTGCTTTACTGCTAAGGTTACACGTTGCATTTACAAAACCCGCTCGTGTAGCCGAGATAGTAGTCTTGCTACTAAGATTACATACAGGCGTTTTTATTGCAGTCTGCCGTGTGGTTGTAACAGTTACCTTACTGCTTATATTTACTACACGAGTAACGGTGACTGCTTGCCTTGTTGCTGTTACCGTAGTTTTACTGCTCGTATTTGCAACTACTTGTCGAGTGACGGTGAAAACGGCAGAGACAGATGTTTTACTACTTAGTAAAGCATTGGTGTTAGAGAACCCTGCTCTTGACGCTGTAACTACTGCCTTACTACTAATCGCAGATACAGCAGTCTTTGTTACAAGTTGCCTCGTACTTGTGACAGTTGTTTTACTAGTTGCATTGGAAACAACTGTTTTTGTAACAGCCTGACGTGTGGCGGTAACAGTTGCCTTACTGCTTGTGGATGCTACAGGACTAAATGTAACTGCTTGCCGTACGGCACTAACTGATACCTTGCCGCTTGTGTTTGATACAGCAGTCTTTGTAGTAGCTGCTCTAATAACTGTAACTGTAACTTTACTGCTTGCATTCGATACAGGCGTTTTTGTTACAGGCTGGCGTGTATTTGTTACTGATGTCTTGCTACTTAAGTTACACTTGACAACTCTCGTAACATTAATGACGATTGTAATCGGGGATTTTGACGACGGGTTACTAACGGCAGTTTTAGTTGTGCCGCCTGTACCCGAGCCAAAAGGTACGCCCAAGACACTAAATCTTGGGCCACCTCTTCCACCGACTGATGCAGCCATTTACCCTTAGTACTGGTCTATTGCTATACCAGTTGCAGCAGTATTAGCACCAATAGCAAACGACAACGTATCACCTGAGTTAAGTGTCACAGTTGTAAAGTCACCGTAATACAAAACTGGGTTACTAGTAGCAGTAGCCAAAAAGTCACTAGTAGTTGGTGCAGCCAGGTTATTACGGCACACCAAAATTCCGCTACAGGTATCACCAGTTCCAGTAATGGAAAAGTTGATTGCAACACTGTTAAACGCACGCTGGAAATCTGTTCCAGAAGATGGAGAACCAACAGTAAATGCCGGCAACTGTTGTGGTGTATACGTGAATGTGGCCATAACAAGCCCAGTGCCAGTGTCAGTAGTTGGCACTGTTTTGACTAAGTACAAATAAGGACTTGAGTTGGTTTGCAGAATAGACGCGGCTGACCATGGTCCAGTGCCTGACAACGAGATGGCTGACCCACCAATTGTTGCAGAGATTGAAAATGTTGTGCCACCCGCCGTTGACACTCCGACTACATAGTACGGTTGTCCAACAACAGCACTGGTTGGCGCAGTTGATACAAATCGAACAATGTCTCCATTGATTAATCCATGAGCGGCACTAGCCGTAAGCGTAGTGGTTGACACACTACTAACTGTGAGGTTAGTTGCTGGCGTATTAAGATATGCTGCCAACGACCTACGTGCACTAAACTCCGTCATTGCTGCTACTACTGCCATTTATCTTCTCCTTATGATGGATCTACTGTTGTGATTGGGTTTACTCCTGCTGTTGCTGTTAAAGCAGCATTCCACGCAGCAGCAGTATCGTCTTCTTGATATACGGTCATTATGCTACCGCTAATGTCTACCTTGTTTCGCAGATAACGAAGTGCTGAGAGCATGTCACGCCCTGTTACCTTAGTTGCTGTAAACGCACCAGTAGAGCCTGTTGCAATTGCAAATCCACCTTGTGATGTGCTAATTGTAAATGTTGTTGATGTCAAACTCCCTGAAATTACCCAGTAGATAGCACCAAGTGCCAAACTTGCCGGTGCAGTTCCCACAAACGCAATTCGATCATCAACAGCCAATGTATTTACAGCCTGAAACACGTTAGCAACAATAGATGTGATTGCAATGTTGTTAGCTGCGCCAGCAGTTGCAAAACTTCTAGTTAGCAAGCCATCCGCAATCTCATTGACTGCGTCAGTAGCAAGCGCATTAGCATTGATAGCACCTGCTGCAAAGTCAGCAGCTACGATTACTCCAGGCTGAAGTTCATGTACATCAGCTGCAATGTGGAATGATCCAGTAATAGTAACTTCATTAGATGGCGATGTAGACCTTGTCCTTACAATCCTTGCACCAAAAGAGTTTGCAGTCGTGTAAGACGCAAGCAACGCATTCCATACAGCAGCTGCAGTTCCGGCAGCATCCAGCGGAGCTGTAGTAAGAGAATAGCCAGTCTTGTCGTTGTTTGTAGCAACCGTGACCTGCCCAGTAGCATTACCTGTCGAGATAGCACCAGTAGTGCCTTGTGCTACGTTAGGTATAGATGTGAGACCTAGTCGTACCGCATCATCAGGGTTAAACCCTACAATCTGATACTCAAGTACAACGGGCGCCATGTTAGTTGCACCCTTGAGCATTACAACCGATTTATCAGCTGTGGCAAACACGGCATTAGGGATATCAATCCTGTAAAGCCCAGGCATGTTAGTTCCATCAACAGCAATAAAGCCACCAGAAGACCAAGCTGCATCTGCCGAAGCTAATGTAGCAAGCGTTATGCTTGTTCTTAGTCCGCGCTCAACAACAAAGTCTGCCGTAAGACCAGCCGAGTTAAAGACAAGTCCAGTAAGGCCAGCACCTGTTGTACTTGATGAGTTCTGTATAAAAACATATTCAGTACGACTAGTGTTATTAAGTTGTACAAGTTGCTTAGCCACGTATGCCTCCTGACATTCCCGGATGGACTAACATACCTCCACCGCCAGCTGCTGCATTAATCAAATCAACAAATGGAACTATCATATAAAGGCGTGTGTTATCATCAGTCCACGTTCCGCCACTAGTCCAACTTCCAGATATGACAGTGCCATATATAGAATGCGTCAATGCGCTCCTATCAATTGTTGCGGTAAATTTTGCACTTGCAAATTGTACGTTGTCACCACCAGCCAATATGCCAATTACATATTCTGTTCCAGCAGTAAGAGTTTGGGCTGTAGTAAATACGTGGTCATGTACATAACCTTCTGCTGTGTTAGCCTGTAGGTCGGTATCAATGCTCTGTGTATATGTTTCTGTAACAGTTGTGCCAGAAATTGTGCCAACTTTAATGTCGTACGACGAAGCGGTATTAATTGCGGCTCGGAATCTAACTCCCGCAAGTTGCACAGATGCACCCATGTTACTAGGTACAGTAAATCGAGTTCCGTAACGTGTTGACGTAAAACTATACGTGTCAATACCAACGCTCTGAACAGGATAGCCATATGCTGTAGTTGAACTACGCATACCTCCAATTAAACCAACCTGCCTAGCCGAGCCACGAGTAGCATATGGGAATGTACTTCTATTTCCGTTTGCTTCTCCACTATTATTTAATTGATAGTTCAGTGTGACGTTATTAGCACCATCCCATGTACCTGTACTTGCAATTACCGTACAAGCAAGAATTTGACCACGAGTTACATTGACTGATGTACCTAATGCGCCCCAATAAAGCGAACCAGATGCTCCACCATAGGTTACGGACGATGATGCAATAGTTGCTGTGCCAAGTGTTGTAGAAGGATTTCCACTAGCATCGACACTAGCCAATCGGAAAATAAAAGATCCGGGTGAGCCTGTCCGGGTATTAAAATTAAAACCAACGTGTGTAATGGTAGCGTCTTCTGCCGCACGTAAGATTATGTTGTACTGCTGGTTGGTTGCAGTAAAACTAATCGTGTTAAATCCGTGAAACACATAGCCCCAAACGTCATTACCTACTAGGTTAAACTGTAAACCTTTCATGTTAGGTAACCTTTACGACATTGCCGTTTGGCTCATCGGAATTTAGCGTTGCTGTGACTGGATACTGACTTGTCAGAATGTATTGATTCATAGCAAGCCAAATTAGACTGTTGCCGGACGCTTCTAGTCGTCGATTAACTTCATTCTCAAAATCTGCTCTTGTGACCCACGACGCACCTGTACCGTCATCAAATTCTACATTCACGTTGCCGTTTGGTAATTCTGTTACTTTCGTGACCGTAGCTTGAATTATCATTATTCACCTAGTTTCTTTACAATTTTTTCAGCCATTGCATTAACTAATTGAACAGATCTAAGGCCTAATGTCCCAACTGCAAAAGCAACTCCTACAACCTGCTCAGGTGTTGTCCATTGGAATTGTTTAGCAATAAGTGGTGTGAGATAAACAGCAGACATCGTACCGACAACTACACCCGCTAGGCCGTGCCAAAAGTTTTTCACTTTGGTTTTGTCCCACCAGTCAGTGCCAGCAACTGCACCAATGGCACCTGCAATAAGTTGATCTCTATCCATCGATGTCCCTCGTCGCTTCGCTGACACGCTTCACCTCCGGTAGTTTAACTGAAAAAACTGGTAGGTTGCTATCTTGTCGCATGAAGAACGCAATCAACGCAGTAGTCATAGCCGGTATACCAGCCCTGACTCCTTCTATGCTACACAACAATAAACTGCGTGTCACCATGCCGAATGATGCATTGTCTGATATGTGCTGCGCCTTCCAAGCAGCATCAAACTCAGGAGCAGCCGACGCTGTGAATGCTCCTATAACAAGCAAAATTAATCTGCCCCAGGCTATGTTCATTTTTGAGCCTGCGGTACAGGAGGTACAAAGTATGGTGCTCCGGGCGTCTTCATATGCGCGTCCATCTGCATCCACAATTTCATTCGCATTCCGTCGTACGAATCACGCCAAAACATCCGTTGAGCCAAGCTTGGGTCATCTACGTTTTTCATGATGAGTTTCATTGCAACGTATGTAGCTAGAATTTGCTTAAGGACATCGTCAGGCAGAAACATGTCGAAAGGGTCTGTGTCCCCAGCAGGTATAGCAATAACCCCACAGCCGTAAATTGTTAATGCTACTGTCAGTGGATTGGCATTACGAGGATACAAGGCAATGCGATATGCATCTGGTCTATACCAATAAAGAATGGATGCCAATGATGTAGTAGTAGTAGTAGTGTAACTCAGGTCGTTGGCACGAATTGATTGTTCACTCGCGTGTGTCAACCTGGTCAAAGGACTAGTTACATAAACGTCTGTTACTGACCATATCGTTCCAGATGGTGAAACTGTAACAGGCGTAGCAGTTGTCCCACTAATAGTTAAAGACAATGCACCCACCGGTACAGTTGCCGTTGCCGAAACCGGGATATACACACACGTCTTACAGATGTCAGTTACGGCTTCTCTTATAAACGTTGTTACACCCGCTGTAGAAGAGATAGTGTCTGCTCCACCGGTGCCATCCGGTAACTGACCTAAAACACTAGCGTTAGTTTCGTTAAGGAGCCTGTATGCTTCTTCGCGGACATCCTTTATGGATACAGCCATTACAGTGTTCTCCTGCTGTACACAGCGGCATTAGACTCAAGTATGCCTACTCGTTCTTGATACTTCTGTGTGTAGATTTGTGCGGCTTCACCATCGCGCATCTGCAACGCTTTTTCAGCCAGAACACCGTATACAACTGCATCGTGTCCAGATTCAGGAAGAGGACAACTATGACTATCTATAAGTGTTACTGGGTTACCATTAGAGTCATACACCCAGTAATCACCAGGGATTGCATATCCTTCAATCATCAGCCCATTGGTTGTGCTTGCTGATGGCTGTGGATAAAGTTTAATTCTGTTCATGCCAAACACAATAGCTTGTGTTGGAGTAATGTCTGTGTCGGTTCGTCGATAGTCTTGTGATCGAGCATCTGCCCAGTCAATTAACTGAAGCCGCTCGTAATCACCATCTGACTGCAATGTAAATATATTCTTCACACGATATAGGTCGCTGTCACAATATTCACTTGTTCCAGCGACTATATCTAGGTAACGCCTACCAATATAACTATCAGTAGTCCGTGCTATTTGATTTGTAACTTCCACAATCAAAAGGTCAAGACCAAACGGGTCAAGGTCGTTGTCGCCAGAAAAGTAATGCTTTCCTAGCAACCTTATACGTCGTTTGATCTCGCCTCTAGTCATGTCATCACCTAGCCAATAGCAGCAGAATCACGTCCGTATGCAATACTTGCGGACTGAATGATAAGTTTTCCTGCAGCAGAAGACCCAGCACCAATAATGTTGAGCCGCAGACTACCTGCAAAGTTCGACATAAGTGGAACTGATGCAATACGTCCAGATGCAACCTTAGTAAACACCGTGGTTGTACCTGTTACTGAAAGAGTCAACACCGTACTTGCTGCACCGACACCAGCTAACAACGCACCTGGGCCAAGACCGATTGTAAACGTGTTGTATGCCGGTACGGAGAGTACTTGATAAACAGAACCCACAGTTGGAGTTTGGCTATTAAGTGACATCGTGCCGACAGTTGTCATTTGCACCAAATCACCAACCGCAAAGTTGTGTGATTGCAATACAATCGTAGGCGCAGAGCCACCAGCTGTAGCTTGAATCGGAACTCCACCCGCCGTGGACGCCAACTGTACAGTTGTAGTTGTACTTGACACAACAAAGTAGTTTGTCGATGCAGTGAATCCAGTAGGCACAGTCGTACCTGCAACCTGAACAACGCTACCAACTGGAATTGGGTACGTTAGGGCAGTTGTAAGTGTAATTGTTGGAACTGTGGTTGAGAACGTTGAAGCAAGTCCAGAACCTGCGGCAACAGTCATCACGTTACCAGAAGAACTAGCAACAGTCGATGAATAAATAGGTCCCATGACTGCACCAGTAGCGGCGGTTTGACCAACCGTATAAGTTACTGGCGATGCTACAGTTGCATCTGCTGTGCCCTCTACAGAAAACTTAAGCGCAGTTGTTGTCGCATATGCTTCTGTTACACAGTAAGCAATACGAGCATACATCTGGTCACGACTACCACTATGTAACTGTGGGACAATCGGGGTACCAGGCGCTGCCGCATCTGCTTGCGCACCAAATGCACCGGCGTCAGCAATGGTGTTTGTAAAGCCACCAAAGTTCATCCACAAACTTGTTTGGGATGTGTTAGCGTTATATACACCATTAACTGTTTGCTGTGAAGTCGGAAGTGGTTTTGTACCAGTAACCGTACTGTCAAACTTAAAACAAAGTTTAGCGTCTCTTGCCATATCTATTTCCTTTCGCTATTACGCTGTCACAACGCAGTCAAGACGACCCAGTGCACGGGTATGTGGAATCCACAAACCTACACCCCAGTCGAACAACACGTTATGCATAATGCCGTTCTCATTACTAAGACCCAAATACTTAGGCTTGAATGGCTCGGACTGCCATCCTGTAACGTATCCAGTACCGTAACGTACGGCAAAGATAGATGTTGCTTTAGCACTGGACAAAGAACCAATAGTTTGAGTATTGCTAATGACTGGAGTTACACCGTCCGACTTACGACCAACGGTACGAATCGTCGCCGATTTGTACTTTTCTACAGGTCGGTCATAGGAGTCTTGGGTGATATCAAAACCAGCACCAATACCCATTACACGAACAGCCATTTCCATCTGACGCTTAGCAAGTTCTGACATATACAGAACGACTCCATCGCCATCAGGACTATTCATGTTGTCAAACAGGTTCTGGATATCAGCAAAGAACTTGTTTGCGTTAGCAGTACCTACACCACTACCTGCAAACAAACCTGTTGTTGCGTTAGCAGAAATATCCTGCGAAGCAATTACCATTTCCGATGGAATGTCGTAGTCAGCAGCATTCCTTAGACGATAGTTGATGCCTGGAAAACACTCCGAAGTAGATCCGCCGGATGACACCGACGGATCATTATTAATGAATTTATCATTAAAATCGTAGGCGAAACCTTCCAGGAACATTTGCACCTGTGCTTCAATTGGGTCGATGATGGAGTTTGGCTGATTAAGCAAACGTCGATCAACGGTCAACTTGTTACGCACAAGGTACAACTGCTCTTCGTAAGACTTAGGCTTACTGCGGAACGCGACTGGCTCCGAGTTAATACCAGTCCAGTTAGGGGCAGGGATGTTAGCGTTGAGATAGCGCATTCCGACCTGGCGGAGGGATGGGCTAGTGTGAAGTGGAATATCCTTAAGCGCATTCCACGTCTTATGCAAACTTTTTGTAATCTCTTTTACAAGATTGTCGTTGGAGATGGCTGCATAGTCTGCAAGTGTCAGCGCTCCGTTAAAGTCAATTGCCATACTGTTTGTCCTTTATTTACTAGTCTTTAGATATACCTAGCAGTTGCGAAATGGCAGATAGTCCTCGTTGTGCAGCTTGAGGCTGTGCAGCTGGCGCTGGAGTCCTTCCGCTATTCATTGGAGTAACTGATCCACCCTTGTTTAACCTGTTAGTCAAATCTGGGAGTAAAGCTTGGGCAGTAGCCTTGACTATGTTGTGAACCTGTTGTGCAGCTTGTGATGGGCTTACGCCTGACTGCACTAGACTCGCAACTAAGTCTGGCGACCGCTTAGCAAGAGGATACTGAGTTATCGCTTCAGTCATCTGCTTATCAAGCATAAACTGTTGCACTTCACCCATCTGTCGCTCGTAGCGAAGACGCATGATTTCAGCTTCTTGCTGTGCGTACGCGCTCTGCGCATCAACGAGGTTTGCTTCCGAAAGCCGTTCGTAACGATCTCTGATTTCCTGCTCTTGCATTTGCATTTGTTGCTCAGCAAGGGCTTTTTGGACATCAGCCGCGTTGTTAAAACCTTGGGAACGCAATTCATCGATAACGCCTTTCCAATCACCTAGTTCACTAGATGTTGCATCGGCTTGCTTTGCGCGCTCATTGACCTCTCGGAACCGCTCGTACGGGACACTACCGGGCTTGTCACCTTCTAGGCCAAGCAACTCGTTAATGACATCATCCGCACTAGCATTGCTGACTGTATCTGCGTTTAACGCCCCTGTCGCACCACCTTCAGGACCGGCGGCGTCCTGAATGAATTCAGCAAAAGCTCCACCAAGGTTGGCGTCAGACGCTCCCGCTGGTGAATCGGGAGTTGGCATCACCATCTCGTCAGACATTAGTTGTTTTCCTTACTTTACCACAACAGTTTTATTTTTTGTTTGCAGGTCGTGGCTTCTGCTTTCCTCCGGAAGTAGAACTTTGTGTTGGTTCCGGAGAAACTGCTTGCATCGCCATAGCATGATTTATGTCTGCAATTTTTTGCGCAGCGTACTCTTCTTGCTTCTGTTGGCTTTGCATTTGCATCTTTGCTTGCTCCATCTGTGCTTTTTGTTCAGCCAGCGTGGTTTGCTTTTGCATGTCTAGTTCTGCTCGATGACCTTCAGCTTCTGGGTCATACTGTTGACCTTGAGGTTGCTGTTGCTGAGCCATCATTTGTTGTTGTTGCATCTCCATCATCTGCTGTTGTTGCATCTGTTGTTTTTCAGCTTGTCGCGCAAGATGCTCAAGGATTTCACCAGTTTCTGGCAACTGCAACATCTTGACTACCAACGCATTGGTTTCTGGGTCAGCCGGGTCACCAAACAATCCCATTTGACGTAGCGCTGCAATCTTCTGTAACTTCTGGTCAGGGCTATCTTCTTGCGATGACCCAGGTACATAAACGACCTTATACAGACCGCCTTCACGTATAGCTTGGAAGTCTACAATCCCTTGTTGTGCTGGAGACTTACTATTAATCTGGTCATCAACGCTACCTACAAATGGAGCAGGCGCAAACTCTTTGACAAGAGCAATCTCCCACTCTTTGATCTTTGCAATGCTAATCTCAATGTCAGCGCGAATATACGAATGCTGAGTGTTGTCCGCACGCTGAAGTAACTTAACCGACTCAGCAGGAGTACCCGCTTGAGCCTGACCTTGCGAAACATCATGGAGTCCAGCGACATCCATCATGTCTTTTTCCACGGTCTGCATAAACGGGAATAGGTCTCCGCTGACACCAGGTGCACGCATAATCTGTGGAGGATGCGTACCTCTGTTAAAGTACACTTTTCTGTATGTGCGGTTTTTGTCTTCAATATCGTCGCTAGTATTATTGAATGCATCAGCCCCAATGTTGCTATTGCGCTCAACCATAACATAGTCTTTAGTGGTTTCAAACTGCTCTACAGCACGTGAATACAAACGGTTGTAGGTCAATTGTAGTGGGCATAAGTCAAAGCCGAGACTGTGACCATATGGCGTGCCAGATCGAGGTTGCCATCGAAGTGCAATGAATGGAAACTCGTCTTTCTTTTCGTATGGCCATTCTCCGGCATAAAGCAACGCACTGTTGGTGCTTACAATGAATCGCCCATTAGGGTATTGTTCGGTTGGCTTTTCCCAGTACTCATACACAACAGCCGCTTTACGCTTGTGATCTGAGTTATTCAATCGTGCTGACGATGGTTGAACCCATCCGTATCCTGTGTTACCTAAGCCTTCCAGATACGAATCCACATAACCCGCATTATCTCCAGCAATAGCATCCGGAACCACCTTCTTACCAGCATCACCATAACTGTCAACAAACCAAGATAAAGGACGAATACATGCATGGATAAGCCACCTGACTTGATCATCTGTTTGAGCTACTGGATCATAATAGACGTTGAAGCATGGGATAATCTGCTCTTCAACATCTCCTATCGCCATTGACTTAAAACCTGTGACAGAACCATCCATGATTGAATATTCGGGAACCACTTGCTCGGCTTTAGCATTCCACCACACCTTAACGAACGAAGTACCAGTCACGCAGGCCCAGCGCACGCGCTCTTTAGTTTGCGTTTCTCTGCCAAACTTCCTAGTGTAATGACCAGCTATGAAGTTTGCTTCCTCACTAGCCTTCTGGTCAAACTCGCTATAAGAGAGTGGCACTGCTCGCGCATCTGGGGCGCATTGTGTAAGTTTTCCAACTACGCCGTCAATCAGTGGACGCATTTTGTTTACGGTAACGTATCGAGCAGCTTCGTTAGGGTTTTGCAGATTTACCAAGTTTCGAGTCTGGCTATTAATCCTAAACCATTGCCTACCCTCAAAAAATGCAAGGGCTTGAGTCCACTCAAGTTCCATTTCAAGCCGTGATGTGTATGCTATGTCGAATTGTTTTTTGACATGTGCAACAACTTTTAATGCATCTTCTTTATCGTTTTCCGGACTGACTCTCCATTCAGACTTGCTATGGTCAATAGACAAGTCATCGTCTTTATTCAGTAGGAGATTCTCTACATCAAAGCTTCCTACTTGCCCTTTTGCTTGTGGTGCTTGTAATGCAGTCATCTTTGGTTGTTGCGTACGCTGTATAGCAGCTTGCAATATTTCACGAATATCCATCACAAATACCTATTTTCCTTGTAATACCAGGGCGTTTTAACCAATGACTTTAAATACAAGTATATTGTAAATTGCAATGCTACTGAGCCAGCAAGAAGAAAACACGCAAGAATGGCAAGGACAATCATAGGTAATCCTCGTTCTTAGCCTCTTTCAACCAGTGTGGCTTTGTCTTAGGATTCAGAATAACCTCGTCACATCGAACAGGATACTCTCGCCACATAACCCCATAACGACATGAGTCAAGAGCGTGGTCGCTCTTAGTTCCATTGTCGAGATCTTCTGGGTCTTTAGGGTCAGCCATTGCGCCTTCTATTTCACGAATAAGGTTAGGGCAACTGTTCCTCAAAATACGGAACCGGGGTGTCACAACGCCATCAGTCATGCGCGTAGCAGCAAACCATTCTTTGAGACGCCTCCAGCCAGCCTTTCGGTCTTTGACAGCACGTACTGCCGGAAGGCCTTTACGCCACCAGACTTCGACTGGATACTCTCCGATGCGCTGGTCGTATTTCTCTGGAGGGAATGTGTTACCCCAGTCAAATGCAATGGCTTCTAGTTTGGTGTTCCAGACTCCTCCTGGGATATCTTTATCCACAGGAGCGGCCATGTCTCTAGCTCGCAGTAACTCCAACGCGGCGTCGGCTTGTTGGCTAGATACCATTCCATTCTTATAAACTTCACCAATGACATAGACGTTCTCCAAATCGTCGGATGCATATAACAAGAATGCCGCAGGACTATTGGTTCCAAAGTCATGCGACGCCCACACGCGCCACCACGGCTTGACATCGACAATGTCTACAACATGCCAAGGGTTACCCTTTTCATCATGCTGTTTAAATTCAGGGAAGAATCGTCCGCCAACACCAACGTCATGCTGGCATTCGCGCAAAAACGAAATGAGTCCATAGTCATCGATTTCACGCTGGCAGACTTCAAGTGATTTGTGTTCCCAAGATGCTGTGCCACCAGTAATTTTGTAACCCATACGACCGTTCTCTTTTTCAATAGGTTCGTATCGAAGATCGATAACCGCTGGGACGATTGGGCTTTGGATTCGGTTTTGGAGCATGTCAAGTTCACCAGAGATGACTTGACTCATTACGGAGTTTGCGTGAATGCGGTTTTGCACAAATACGATTGCGCAGTCGTTTGACTTTGCAGGAAGAATTGTTTGCGTTATTGTCGCAATTTTTTTATCCACTCGAGTAACACTGTCGTCAAGTTCGTCAATGTCATCCAGAATAATAAAATCAGGCCGTAGGTGATCCAACTTAACACCGCGAGCACCAGTGTCAAGGCCAAAAGCCAATACGTTAAACCCGTTAGCAGTCCTGAGCTTTGATGCATTCCAGCCTTTAGAAAAGCCATACCGGTTCATAGCCCTTTCAATGCCACATCGTTCCATCGTAGTCGCAATGTCTGTTACGTGACGGTCAGCCGCTTCTTGTGTTGAACATACATAGAGGAGGAACCGCCTTGACCCCTTAACGGCAATACGGGCAGAGATAAGTTCCATTGTGGTACTCTTACCTCCTCCACGAAACCAGCACTCAATAAGCGCTGGAGGTGGCTCACCCTGAGCAATATTCTCAGCCCACTCCCAAGCGCGTTTGTGATGTTCACCTAGCCCTGAACTTGCCGCGTGTGGAGCATATGTCCTAAGCCATTTTTGATAGTCTAATTCGGCGCCGTTAATGGAATATGCCCTCCCGCTGTTGTAGTCACCCGTGTCAATAATATCTTTTAGCCTAGCGTCCATTGCTTCCAATAACGCATTTGCCAACGGCTTATCTGGTCGTGCAAATTGCTTAAATCGTTTAGGCGTTAGTTTCTCTAGGTCTCTAAGATTCACTTATAATCTCCGCGTCAAGAACCTCTTCATCAGGCGACTGATAAACCTTAAGTAACTTTTGAAATCCTGCTTGTATGGCAATCAGTTCTTCTGACGACCGCACATTATCTTTGACAATTTCCAACACCTGCATGACCAACGAAAATGCCTGGTCAATTTCCAGAGTATACGCCTTCGCGTGCATCATTCTTTGTTCTGCTTCAACAATACTTACGCGTTTGTCAATTAATTCAATGACATCACGACTTGCGTCATACATTGAAAGGGTATCTGTAAGTACGTCTCCAATTTGCTCAAAAGCGTCTACAAAGTCTGGACTACCTAATTTGCTGTGAGCTAAGCCATAAGCCGCTTGAACTTTCTTGTATTGGTCAATCCCAACACCTTCAGAAGCGGCTTCCGCACGCTTGTCCATAATGGCCGTAATAAATGCGGCATCGTCTTTCAGGCTGAATAGGTCTACGTCTTCACGTAATTCTTCAATTCGCTCCAGCAACTTTTGACCAACTGTACTAAAACGCTTCCGGTTATTGCTTTGCAACCCCGTTATAAAATTTGGGTGTGCTGGTCCTATTAAAGATTTACCACCATGATACTGGCAGTAATCTCTGCCTTTCATTGCACGCGCATTACAGTGCCTAGTTGTGCCACTTAGTGCATCTTCAACTACGATGCCATTGCATAACTTTGTTTTTGTCGAACCATTAATCTTATAACGCTTACCGTCGATAACTGTAATCTCTGACATAAAGTCATATTACCGCCGTCTGTCCCAACTGTTGTAACCGTATCCTGTTTGTTTTCCACCAGTAATGTTTGTGGCTTGCACTTGATTTTCAGGACTTGTGAAATCTTTCGGCATACTTCCAAACTCTACGCCTGTTCTTAAAACGTCAGCGCCAGTTGCGCCATACTTACGTTTTGCATCTTTTATGCGTGCTTCTATTTGCTTTACAGACAATCCTGTACGCTTACCTTCTCGAACAATGCCTGATGTAATTGCTGACAGTTCTGCTGCGCGTTTTTGCGCAAGCCTCCATACTTCATCAGCATTGTCATGCCCAAGGTTGACGTTTTTATTGTGTTCGTATACGCCTTGGTTATATTCTCTGTCATAGTCGTCGTATGCCTCGT